ATCATGCCAAGGCATTGGAAAGCAGTCATAAAGATTGCCGACGAACTTGGCTTTGAATTGACTGCGGAAGATTTGATGCAAATCATGTTGCGTGAGCATCGCAATCGTGGTGTTATCTGAGGGTTCCTCCCGAACGAGTGCCACTAGGTCTGTACACTTAGTGGCACTTTCCATCAGGTGATCAATGAAATTTTGGGTTTACTATCCACCATCTGCGAATCGTTTATATCGAGCGGTTCCTAATCGTGGAGTAATTAAATCAGCAGAATATCGGCAATACCTTCTCGAAAATACTTGGTTGATCAAAACACAAAAGGATAAGGGGCATCCGATCAAGGGTGCTTATGAAATCCACTACTCAATACAAAGACCAGACAAAAGAAAAAGAGATATAGACAATCTTTTGAAACCGCTGAATGATCTAATCGTAGATGCTGGGTGCGTGGAAGATGATAGTTTATGTCAAAAAATAACAGCAGAATGGAATGGAACAGGTAATGCAATTACAGTCACAATCACAGAATTCACTAGCCTACCAGATTCATCTCGAAGCTAAGGCAAGAAAAGCACGAATCCTCGCTGCCTCACAGGACAACAACAGACTTGAGAAGCCAACTCCACAGGCTATCGTTGTTGTTAATATAAAAACGCCAGAGGAGAAGCTAGAGCAACGCATCAGAGACATTCTGATGATTGCAACGCTGCCACATACCGACGATACAGAACAGGCGTTCTGGCGGTCTGCAAAGCCTTACATTGATGGTTGCGTTGTTCCACCAGTCCCTAAGCGGATCATTGCCGAATGCCTGATGAAGCATCGGATCAAATACATTCATGTTGCATCTGAGCGTCGATGGCCTGAACTGGTCACTTGTCGTCAAGAGATTTGCTATCGGCTGCGAGAAGAAACATTATTCAGCTTGCCACAGATCGGAAAGTTGCTTGGCGGTCGAGATCATACGACTGTGCTTTTTGCTATTCGGCGGCATAAGGAAATTGTTTTCGGTGGGCCAAAGCCAAATAAGAATAAAAAACATAAACAATCAAAATTGGATGGAAATAATGAAACAGCCTGATTTTTTCAAAAATATTGAAAAATACAATGATGTTTTTGAAGAATGGAAAGATATGCCTGAATTTATGCAAGAGGATTTGACGCCATATCATGCAATAAATATTCGCTTTCGAAACTCACAAGATATGGAAGAATTTGCAAAACTGGTTGATCAAAAAGTTACCAAAAAAACAAAAACAATATGGTTCCCATTTTTGCCTTTTCGTAGAGCATCAAGGTTCAAATATGTCAAAGAATCATAAGCATCCAATTTATATTGTTTCAAAAGGTCGATGGAATAGTAGGCTGACAATCAAATCATTAGAAAGAATGAATGTTCCTTATTACGTTGTCGTTGAAGAACAAGAATATGATGAATACGCGAAAGTCATCAATCCAGATAACATATTGGTATTAGATCAAGTTTATTTGGACAGATATATAACTTGTGATGATCTTGGAAACACAAAAGGAAAAGGGCCGGGGGCAGCTAGGAATTTTGCATGGGATCATTCTTTAACATTAGGTGCGACATGGCACTGGGTAATGGATGACAACATAGCTTCATTCAATCGTCTGAATAGAAATTTGATGTGCAAAGTTACGTTTGATGGAATCTTTTCTGCATCCGAAGATTTTGTTGAAAGATATGAAAATGTTGCAATAGCAGGGTTCAATTACGATTTTTTTGCAAAAGCAAAAGATTTACTGCCACCATTCGTATTGAACACAAGAATTTATTCATGCTTGTTAATAAGGAATGACATACCCTATCGGTGGCGTGGGCGATATAATGAGGATACAGATTTATCGATCCGTGTTTTGAAAGACAAATGGTGTACAATCCAATTCAATGCTTTTTTGCAGGAAAAGGCGACAACACAAACTCTAAAAGGTGGAAACACTGCTGAGTTTTATGAAAAGGAAGGAACTTTGCCAAAATCAGAAATGATTGCAAAATTGCATCCAGATGTTGCAAAAGTTGTATGGAGATTCAACCGATGGCATCATCACGTTGATTATCGTAAGTTCAAAAAAAACAAACTAAAAAAGAAAAATGGCTTAATTATCCCTGATAAAAATAACGAATATGGTATGCAGCTTGTCGAAACAAAATGATTTCGTCATTACAAGAATTGAGTTATTCTAAATGTTGAAGCCGCCCAGCTACCAACCGGACGGCTTCTTGTGACCACCGATGCCGCGATGGTCGATAGGCAGTTCACATATACTGCTTTTCGATCCTAGCTTCAACACAGGATCGAATCATGTCCATACCCTATATGCCAATTTACTGGGGCGACTATCTAGGTGATACCCAGCACCTTACAGCCATCGAACATGGTGGCTATCTGCTATTAATTTCACACTACTGGCGAACAGGTTCAATCCCGAACGACGAGGTAAAATTGTCTCGAATTTCGCGGATGACGATGAAGCAATGGAACAATCACGGGCCAACAATTATGGAGTTTTTCCCAGAGGGGAAGAACAAGAGAATTGATCGTGAGTTATCCAAAGTAGGTTTGAAAAGTGAAAAGATGAGACTAGCCTCAGAGAAAAGATGGAATACTAACGAAGATGCTAAGTCATTGAAATCATTAGATGCAGACGATGCTCGTGCATTGCCTGAGCAATCGATAAGCAATGCTAACCAGAACCAGAACCATAACCATATAAAAGAAGAAGATAATAACTATAAGCGAACTGCACTCGCTACGCGATTGCCAAACGATTGGAATCCATCGAATGAGGATATCGAATTTGCAAATCAGACAGGTGTTGATTGGATCAAGAACGCTGAGATATTCCGAGACTACTGGGTAGCACAGCCGGGCGTCAAAGGGCGAAAAGCAAACTGGTCAGCAACATGGCGTAATTGGATTAGAAGGGCATCCGAGCAGAAAGTGACCCGACCGCAGAGCAAAGAAACTGCAATCGAGATGGGACGTAGATTAATCATGGAGTTTGAAAATGACGAACAGAACACAAGCATTACAGGCAGTATCGCTAATGTTATCAGCCTTCCACGACAACAAGGCTGATCGTGAACTGTTTACAAAGTTAGCGGCTACAGGTCTTGAGGATTACTCGGTTGCCGCTCTTAAGGCTATGTGCTGCCCAAAGCGAGGATTGATTGCGACATCGAAGTTTATGCCGTCGATTGCGGAGATGAGGCAGTTCTGCAAGACTTATGTTGATCAGACATTGATTGCTTTACCAAGAAAAGTAGAGCAACCGACCGAGATGACTGAGGAGCAAAGGCAACGAATGCTAGATAAATTCCAGAAATTATCGTATTCTCTAAGTACAACGAATGAAAGGAATGGCAAATGAACAACGACAATCGCGGCTCGATCAGCAAAAACAAGCGTAAAGAGCAAGAGAAGCATCCAGATTATAGAGGGTCGGCTATTATTGAAGGCAAGCAATATTGGATATCAGCTTGGATCAAGCAGAAGAATGGCGAATCCTTTTTATCGATGAACTATCAAATTAAAGAAGAACAGGCATCAAAGCCACAACAAGCAAAATCAAAGTCAAGCTATGATGACGACGATATGCCATTTTAAGGATCATACTGTGCCATATATCAACTCAGGCCATCTCAATATCAACGAGAACAAGACGCAACCGAAATACCCAGATTACAGAGGAACAGTAAACGCAGATGGCATAGCGTATTGGATCAGCGGCTGGTGGAAGACAGGCAAGGACGGGAAGCCATTCCTGTCTCTTTCACTCCGAGAAAAAGACGAACAGATTGATGATGATGGTACTGTTTACCATAGAAGCGATGAGTTCGATGTACTATGAAAGCGGCATTGAAATCAAACTTTATCCGAATGAAATGTTGTTATGTCGAATGATCGGCTCATTGAGGGTGCTAAGTTCGACAAATAACAATTTCAAAACAAGTGAGACGAACGTAAAGCGTGGTCAGAAATCACAACTTGAATACGATATTGACGGTGTCTTAGGTGAATATGCGTTCTGCAAGCATTTCAATGTCTGGTTCAATTTCGATGTGAGATATGTTCCAAACAGTTGGGATGCAATGCTTCTCGGTAAACGATTCGACATAAAATCAACCGACAAGCCAAATGGTGGATTGCTGGATGGAATGAAGATCAACGAGAATATCGATGTTTATGCTTTGGCATTTATCAATGGCGATACTGTAACGCTTAAAGGATATCTGCCAAGGCATGAGTTCATTAAGGATGAGAACATCCAGTTTGTTGCGAATGGGAATGTTTATCTGGTTTCTGAAGATAAACTGAAGCGGTTCAAAAGATGATGTACAGAC